CCCGGCAAGCTGCGGCCGCGTAACCGCCCATCGTAGTCGCCGGCCACACACCATAGTCGGCGTCGCTGGCCGCGGAGCCATCGTCGCCGAGCGGGTAGCCTGTCTCGTCGTGACGGCCGGTCGAAATCATATAGACGCCGCCCTTCGGAAACGCGATCAATCCCTCGTAGTCAAGCTTGGTGGTGGCGAGCTCGGCGCGCGACGGCAGCTTGCCGGGCGATTTAATCTTGCCGAGCAACGCGTACATGGCGCGGCTGTCGTTGTCGCCGGCCGAGCCGAGCAGCGCGCCCGACGACAGCCGCACGATCTTTATGGCCGAGACGGTTTGCGTGCCGCAACTGGCCCAACAACTGTCGCAGGCCATGATGCCGGCGCGATAAGCGATGACGGTCACTTGTGATACCTCGCGCCTTCAAACCCGCTCGCCGCAACCGGAAACCCCTCGGCCCACCCCGGCAGAACGCACATCTCGCTCTCGAAATTTTCAACTGTTCCGAATCCCAAGGGCGGCTCGCACACAACTTCGTCGTGAACCGTGAGAATCACTGGAAAGCCTTTCGCCTCGAAGCGAAGCATGGCCTCGGCCAAGAGGTCGCGGCAGATCGCCTCGGTGGCGTTCTGCAGCCACAAGCCGCCATAACCGTAGCAATCGCCCCATTTGCGCGTGTAGCTGTCTATGCCCTTGTAGGTGACGACGTCCTTGTAATCACCCCACGGCATCAGCTTCTCGACGACGCGCGGGTACGGATAAACGAGACACCGGCGGTTCGGCAGTTGCATGAACAGGAACGAGCCGCTGGTCTTAAATTTGATCTTGCCGACGTCACCGACCTGGCCGGGCTTCTCAACCGCGAAACGCGCCGCGTCGTCCAGGTCCCACCAAAATTGCACAATGTTCGGATTGTTGAGCCGCCACGCTTTGACGATCGACGCCGCCTGCTCGTCCGGCACCTTGACGCCGTACGTGTAAGCCATTTTCTGAAAGGCCCCGACCGCGCCCTGATACCCGCAAGCGAGCTCGGACACTTTTCCGATTTGGCGCTTCGGCTTGTCGACCTCGCCGATCGAAATGCCGTAGATGTCGGCGGCGGCGACCTTGTAAAGATCAGGACCGGTGCCGGCCTGATAGGCGCGGTACGCTTGCAGCTTTTTCTCTTCGCCGGCGAGCCAAGCCGAGCCGCAGCCCTCCACGTTCGAGTAGTCAGCCGCCATGATCGTCCGGCCCGGCGCCGCGACAACCATGCTGCGCAGCAAATCGCCGACGACCGTGAGCGGCGGTCCCCACGTCATTTCGACGACATCGGCGTCGCCGGTCATGACCGCCTCGATGGCGCCGGCGCGCATCTGCTCGGCCTTTAGGTCCTCGTCGTCCTGAATGAGCTCGGGCCGCTTGAGGTTATGCGGCTGGAAGCGGCGGCCACCCCAACGGCCGGGCGAGGCGGCGTAGAACTGCAACAGCCCGCGCGCGCGGCCGTCGTCCGACCGGCCCCGCAGCAGCGCCGCGATCTTGCTCACAGAAGCCTTGCTGGCCTCTTGACGTATTTCGAGCGCGCGGCGCACCTCGGGCTGCAGATCGAGTTTCAACAGTTCGGCCAGATCGTCCTTGGCCAAGCCGTCCTGCGGCAAGCCATAGTCGGCGATCCACGTCTTGAGTTCCTGCACGTTGCTGCAGGCGCGCACACCGCCGTCGGTGACTTTGAAGATTTCCTTGTCGAGCCGGGCGGTCGTGGTGGCGACAACGGCCAGGGCGGCGTCGCAGAGCGGCCTGTCGACGAGCACGCCGCGATCGTTGATTTTCTGGTCAAGCTGCCAAAGCGTCTGTTCGAGCGGCCGCAGCGGCAGCAACCGCTTTTCAAGCTGGCGTTCGACTTCGACGTCCTGTTTGCAGTAGGCGTACAGCCGATCGAGCTTTTCCTGGTCGTCCCACCAGCGGAGCTCGGGGTTCTTCTTCGTGGCCAGGCGCGGCTTCGACATCTGCAGCATGAGCCGCCGGCCTTCCATGTCCTTGCCGGCGGTAAGCCCAACCGCAGCCGCGGCGTTCTCAAGCGAACCGGGCAGACCCATCTCATAGGCCATGACCATCGTGCAGCGCCATTGTTCGAGCTTCGGTTCCGGCCAGCCGTAGCGCGGCGTCAGAATGTGTTTCCAGATGATGCGTTCGAACGCCGCGTTGTGGGCGACGATTGGCCAACCATGTTGAACCGCGAGGCGCACCGGCTCGGGATGCCCCCATTCTGGCGTCCATAACTCGATCGGCCCGTCGTCGATCGCATAGGCGGCGCACCACACGTCGGTCGACAGATGCTCGGCGTAGACGTAGACGCCGGTTTTCCGCAGGTCGATCGTGCTGCGAGTTTCCAAGTCGATATGAAGAGTCGGCTTGGTCATGTTCGGTATGACCGAAGATTCGCGCAATGTGCTTCGCGCGCTGGCGACATCCAACTTCCGTGTGCGACTGCGTCGAGAATGTTTTGGGTTCGCGTGCCGTACTCAAGATTGTTGGCCACGTTATTTTTTCGTGTGCCGTCTTTATGACGGACTTCTTGATTGGGCGGGCAGGGGCCGAGAAATGCTGCGGCCACCAATGAATGAACCGTTCGGCTGTTGCCCCGCCCAAGTGCGACCGTGAAATATCCATTCGACGCCACACCGGGTCGCAGCAATCGGCCGTTGGCACGACGTCGAAATGTTCGTACACGACCGAGATTCGACACTTCGTAGTTACCTTCATGCCCGACGGTTGGTTTCCAAATCTCAGTCATGCGAATATGTCCGCCGGCCGTTCTAGTCGGACATAACGCGGATGCGTCGCCGCTTTCGGACGCCACACTGTCCAGATGCAATTAAAATACGGGCGCATAGATCCGGTGAAATCGGGCCGCCACGTCAACGGCAAAATAGCGTCCGGCCGGCGGCGTTCGAACATCGGCGTTCGCGCCTTGGCGTGCCAAAAATTGACGTTGAACAAGATGGCCATGTAGGGGATTTCGAGCGCAAAGGCGTGCTCGACGAATTTTGATGCCCATGCGCCGAACGGCGGATTGGTCACAATCGCGTCGGCCAAGCGTTCGGTCGTCGCTAAAAAATCAACCCCCCCATTTCCGTATCCTCTGTCAATCAAATCCGTGCCGATTACTTTGAAGCCGTCCGCTTCGAGCTCGCGCGCAATTGCGCCGTTGCCGCACGCCGGTTCCCAAATCGTCGAAGGAAAGTCCGCTATGTGCGGCAGCAACGCTTGCGTTGCTTCCGGCGGCGTCGGATAGAAATCGTTCTCTTCGCGACCCTCGGCGGAAATTGCGGCCTTCAACATCCCTTTGACTGTCACAGCTTTTCCGCCAAATAATTGAAATCGTCAGGCACGCCCTCGCGCACCGACGGATTGCGCACTTGCGACAACGCGATGCGCCCGGCGCGATACGCCGACCAGGCATCGTTAGCGATCCGGTGAACTTCCTTGTGTTTCTCGGTCTTGAAAGCGTGCTCGTCCGGCCCACGGTCACTTACCAAATGGCCGACGTGATAAACGGCGCGCGAGCCGCGGCGCGACTTGTTCAGCCATTTTTTGAATTCGTCGTGCGTCACGGCATCACATAGGCTTGGACGCGGCCCTTCGGATAGACACTCTCGCCGACAACGCGGTGACCGGCGCGGCCCGCATTATTGCCGGAAATGATGATCGGGTTACCGTTGGCGTCGACGCCGCTGACGACGCCCACGTGGCCGCCGCCCTTACGCCCTATGACAGCGAGCGCGCCAACCTGCGGGCCACCGACGCGCGTGCCGTATCGCTTGTAACCGAGCGCGAGATTGCCGCCGCCACTGTGTCCGCTCTGACGTAGCGCCAGGTCCATGAAGGCGCCGCACCACAGCCGCGAGCGGCCGGTCGGATTGGTGCCAACGTAACTGCGCGCCGTCGCGACAAGGTCGCCGGCGAACGCAAATTCGATCGACACGATCAGGGCGAGCGAAAATGCGAACACCGAGAGAGTAAGTATGGCGAGCTTCTTCATGTTGATTCTCCTGATTGCACAAATTTCAACACGGTGGCCGCGGTTTGACCGCCGTGCTGTATCAGTCAGATCATTCCGAGCGCCATCAGGTACGTGTCGACGATGGCCTCGTGCTCTTTCAACTTGTCGGCGTCTTGCTTGCGCCGGCGAATGATCGAGCGCAGTGCCTTCACGTCGAAGCCCTGGCTTTTGGCCTCGACGTAGACGTCCTTGATGTCGTCGGCGAACGACTTCTTTTCTTGCTCAAGGTTCTCAAGCCGCTCAACGAGCGACTTGAGCTTGGCCTTGACGTCGGCGCCGCTGTTGTGGCCCGGCCCCGGTGTCGCCATTACGCGAACACGTCGTCGGCCGCGCCGGTCTTGGCGCCGCCAGAAGCCACTTCAACGGCTTCGAAGTCGTCTTCGGCCCGCGTGCGGCCGCCAGCGATCGGCTCGTCATGATCGAGCAACTGAATGTTGTTCAACCCGAACGTGACGCCCTTGTTGCCGTTCTTGTTGTACGCGTACGGATTGGTCGAGATGCGCGCCCAACGGCCGGGGTAGACTTCCCGCGGCTCTTCGATGTGGTCCTTCGGGTTCGGCCCGACGATGTCCGGCTTCATGTCGGACGACATGCGCAGGAGCGTCCAGCCCTTGAATTCCTCGTCGTAGCCCTTTTCAAGCGGGTTGAGGAAGGGCGACTTGCAGCCGGCCGCCTTGGCGCCAAGCGTTTCCTTGGCCTTGGCGGTGGCGGCCGCTTTGAGCTCCGTCAGGTCGACGCCCGGCGGAATAAGCAGGGCGCAGCTATACTTGAGCTTCGCGCCCGGCTGATCGCTCTGTGCCTTCGGCGTGAACACGGTCGGGTAGCTGATCCGGCCCGGCACTCGAAAGTTGCCGGATTCGGTCTTCGTGATCTTTTTCAGAATGTCGCTCATGGTTGCATGTTCTCCTTGTTTGTCATGTTTCAGTCGGCAAATTCGAGTTCCGCGTTCGGCACGACCAACGGCCGCGGATCCGCTTCGGGCGCCAGCACGAGGCCGGTCGACGTCTTCTCGACCAGTGCAGCCAACGCCTCGCTGCGTGCGTTTTTGTTCTTGCCAGGCATCAGCGGCTCGACCTTTACGGGCGAGAGCAGCTTCGGCTCGGTGTAAATCTTGACCTGCGGAATACCGAGAGCAACAAGCGTCTCGGCCGCCGTGCCTTCGTTCTTCCAATGCCGGTTAGCGCGCTTGGCAACGAGTTTCCAACCCGTTGGCCCGCGCCCGTGCATGGCCTCGCCGTGCGCGTACTCGCGCAAGCCGCGGCACCACGTTTCGAGCACGTCAACATCGGCCAGGGCAACGGCCTGTTCGTCGGGCGTGAGCGTCTTGACGTCCGATGCGACCAACGCCCCGTCGGAAAATTCCGCCTCGGCAATTTCCCTAGCCTTCGTGCGCAGGGCCGGACAGACCGCCTTGGCCTTGCAGAACTTGCACCAATCGCCGGCGACCAGCGGCGCGTCGGGCGCCTTCGTGCGCTCGGCGGCGGCCAGCAGGTCGGCCTCTTGGTCCATAAGTGTCACGGCATCGGTCATCCAGCGCGAGACGCCGCCGGCGCGCGGCTGCACGACTATGAGCTCGATCTGCTTGACCCCGCGGTTGTGATGCCGCTTCAAAGCGCCGATGGCGTACAGCAGCAGTTGTGTGTTCTTGTCCGGTGTCACCAGGACGCCGCGGCCATACTTGAAGTCGCAGATCGACAGATGCAGGTATTTGGAATTGTAGGCGACCACGTCCCCGGTGCCGAAGATGTCGTCGGAAATGACCAAGTGTTGCTCGACCTCGAACTCGTCGGCGTTCTCGCCAATCTCGCGCACGGTGTCGAGGTAAAGCTGCACGCCGTCGACCATTTCGTCGTCGACTTCGAACAGCGTGTTGCCGTCGGCCTCGGTGCCGATGACGGCAAAATCAGGGTGATCGCCGTCCTCGACACGCGCGACGCGGCCGGCGTATTCGCTGGCGTCGACTTCCTTGTTGAGACAGCGTTCGGCCAAGAAGTGCGCAGCCATGCCTTCACGAGCGAACGGCGACGAACTGTCCGGCATCCCCGCTTCCATGCGCGGGGAGCCGCTACAGTTCACCCACCGGTCGCTACCGGAAGGCGAGAGCTTGGCGTGAGCTCGGCTCACTCGCCCTCCTGTGCGGCTTGCTCGCCGGCACGAGCAATGAAGTCCGCGATCCGGTCGGCCGGCACATCGCTAACCTTCTTGACCTCGAATATCTGCAGCAGCTTCATGCCGACGCCCATGCCCTTCGCGGCGACCAGCGACGTCAGCGCCGTGCGCGCGTCGGTCGTGGTGTGGCCGCCGCCGTTGAGGTTCGCTGGTAGCGGATCGCCGCCGGCCGGAATTGGAGCGGCAGGCTTTGCAGCAACCGGCTTTTCCGGCGGAAGCACTTCGGCGTCGACTGTTTTCGGTCGGCCTGGTTTGCGCGGGGCAACCAGCACCGGCGGCGCAGAACCAACCGTCGCGGCTTTTGGCGCAGCGGTGGCGACGAGCTCGACCGCCGCTTTCGACCAGGCGGCATCCACGTCGATGCGCGGCACGTAGCCGAATCGCTTGGCGAGTTGATTGAATTGCGACATCGTTATCATGTCGAGAACATTGATCTGCGGCGCGGCCGTAGAAGTCTCTTCGGTGGTTGGCATAAAAATCTCTCCTTCCGTGGTTAAGTTCAATATAGCAACGCGATCTGTGACTTCGCCTCTTCCGGCACCGGCTTCTCTTTCATCCGCTGCGACACCAGCACGATCCATCGAGACGTCGCCGCTTCGGCCATTCCCCGAAACTCGGATAGCCGTAGGCTACGCACTGGCCGATCGAGATTGATCGAACCTTTAAGCCAAGCGATGACGGCGAGCGCGCATTCCTCGCGTAGATATTCGAGCCAGATGTCGTCGAGCGTGACCGGCACGATTATCGGTTTTTCTTTGCGTCGGCGCATTCAATGCTTTTTCTCCGGCGCGGTCGTCATCGTGTCGGACGTAATGCTGTCAATGATCTGCTGCAGCACACGGCAAGCGACCATGTCGCCGAAACGGCCGTATATGAAAGCGACGTTGCCGTGAACTTCCTTGATGGCCGCTTCGAGCGCGCGCACCGGACCGCCCGTAACTTCGTCGACGTTGCGCTGGCCGACAACCTTGTCGATGTGCTCCGACATCTCTTCGGCTTTGATGTCGGTCTGTATCTTTTGCATTCCGGCGGGTTTGTTCATGCGACGGCCTCAAGCTTGAGGCGCGCAATCGCGATCGCGTCGGCTTCGTTGTCGTCAATGGGGTCGTAACCGGCTTTCCATGCGGCGGCCATCATCGCGGATTTATCCGCGTTGCCTTTGCCCGTCGCGAACTTCTTGATTGTCCCGACGGGGACACCTTCGTACGGGATTTTATTCACCTCGCACCATTTTGTGAGCGTGGCCATTAAGCCGCCGTAAACGTGGGCGGCATCGGTGCCGATGTGCCGCCGCACGGCCTCGAAGGCGACCGAAACAAATCCGCCAGCCTCGGCCAGAGCACGATTGAGTGCCGCTTCGAACTTGAGGTAGCGCATCCCGCCACCCTCGTACTTGCCGGGCTTCAAATTCCACGTCCCCGACGTGATCCGCTCGCCGGGATGGCCGATGGCCCAACCAGTCGTCGTTCCAAGATCAAGGGCGAGAAGTTGTTTCACGAAATGATGCCGACCTTCGTATGACCGACTGTCAGAAGTTCGCCGAACATGATGTCGGCCTTGCGTTTGATGACGGTGCATTCGTGCGCCTGGACGTGCCGATAGTAGTCGCCGAAATTTGCAACGAAACACGCCGCATTTTTCTTACCGTGCCAAATCTGGCCGAGCTCGCACGGTCCCAAGACAGCGCACACGTCCTTGCCGCCAAACTCGGAAACCTGGACGTAGTCGCCGACCTGCGGCTCGTGCTTGGCGGCGTTCACCAACTCCTTGTTGGCAGCCTCGCCCCACTCGCGCACGGCGACGGTCAACCGCTCGCCATACGGCGTGAGCGGCGCCACGGCAGACATAACGATCGGCGCGGGCCTGGCGACGGGTTTCACGCGCGCAGTCTCAATTTCCTTCTGCAGCAGCGCGAGAGCTCGCCACGCGACCTTCGTGCTGTGACGAACGCCGTCGGTGTCGTTAGTGCCGCGCTGGATGAAATGACGCGCGAGGCAGTCGGCCTCGTCGGTCGACTTCGCGCGATCCCAATGAAGCGGCTTGCCGGGGTTGTGCTGCTCGTTGCCGATGCGCGAGAGCGCGGCCACGTCCGCCAGAGCATCGGGGAAGTAATCAAAACAGCCGGTCGCAAGAGGGACGGCCTTGCGCGCCTTTGCGTTGGTCGGCAGCGACGTCGCCTGTGTTACGAAATCATTCATGTGATTTTATCCCTCCCGTTAAAAACCACTTGCTTTCAACGATGGTTAATGTCAGAAAACGGTGATCGTTGTCAATCACTATTTTCAACGAAATCGACACGGAGGGAATTGCATGACCTGGATACAAACGCGGACAGGCGTTGCGTTCCCGCTACTTCAACCCGAAGCGAAAGACGTTGAAGTAGCGGATATTGCACACGCCCTAAGCCTGATCTGTCGCTTTACCGGCCACGTAAAAACCTTCTATTCCGTGGCCGAGCATTGCGTGCGGGTTGCCCAATTGCTGCCGCCGCGACTTAGAGCCTACGGCCTGCTGCACGACGCGCACGAGGCATATGTCGGGGATATTGCGACGCCGATCCAATGGGCGCTCGATTCGGCTTCCGCCTTGTCGCCTGGCACAAAGTCGGCGTTCAAGCTCGCGCTCGAATCAATGAAGCACAACATCGACGCCGCCATTCATGAACGCTTCGACCTGCCGTGGCCGTTGCCGCCGGACGACGTTGCGGCGATCAAGCAGGCCGACATCATCATGCTTATGACCGAGAAGCGTTCGCTGCTCGGGCCGTCCGCGAAATCGTGGGGTGTTTACGAAAGCAGCCCAACGCTGCCCGGCGACGTCGAGCCGTGGCCGGCCGCGATCGCGCACAACGTATGGCTTAATTGCCTACAAGACGCGATCGACCAGCATCAACTCCGCGCCATCGGGGTTGCCGCATGAACGTCGGCCGCGCTTTGGCTTTCGTAATAATCACATTGTCAATCGGCGCGGCCATCGGATACGGCTTCGCTTTCGACTGGCGCCACTGCATTTATTGGGGAATTATATACTTGACTCCCTCGCTGTTTTTGACTAGATTTTGCCCATAGAAACGAGGGATATGGGTCATGAGTAAGTCCACGATTTCCACCTTTGAGTTGTTCGCGATGTTCCCGGATCAAGAGACGGCGCGGGTCTATTTGGAGGGGCGTCTGTGGCCGGAAGGCCCCAAGTGCCCGGTCTGTGGCCTTGGCGAGCGGATCACGGCGCGGGCGGGCGGCTACTTTCGCTGCAACCAATGCAAAGAGGATTTTACCGTGCGGACGGGCACCATTTTCGAGCGCAGCCACGTCCCGCTGCACAAGTGGATTTACGCCATGTATCTGCTGGTCACGGCCCGCAAGGGCATTTCCAGCCTGCAACTGGCGAAGGAAATCGGGATCACGCAAAAGTCGGCTTGGTTCGTTCTGCATCGCCTTCGCGAAGCCTGCGGCGACGATCTGACCAAGTTGCAAGGCATCGTGGAAATCGACGAAACCTACGTCGGCGGAATCGAGAAGAACAAGCACGAGTCCAGAAAGCTCAAGGCGGGACGCGGCACGGTCGGCAAGACCGCCGTTGTCGCCATGCGCGAGCGCAAGGGCCGAATGAAGGCGATGGCGGTTGAGGACGCCGACATGGCGACCCTGCACACCAAAATCCATCAGCACGTCGCCGCCGGTTCCACGCTGCACACCGATGAGGCTGGCGTGTACCGTGGCCTTGGCGGGCTGTTCTTCAACCACGAAACTGTCAACCACAGCGAAGGCGAATACGTCCGCGATAGCGTGACCACCAACGGCGTTGAAAGCGTGTTCGCGGTCATGAAGCGCGGCCTGATTGGCGTCTATCACCACGCCAGCAAAAAGCACCTTGGCCGCTACGTTGACGAATTTGCCTTCCGTCTGAATGACGGCAACGTGAAGCGTCACACCATGGAGCGGCTGGAAAGCTTTGTGAGCGGCACGAAGGGCAAGCGCCTGACCTACAAGGCACTGATCCAATGATGAGACGCTATTGCTCAGACTGCGGTGCGACAAACATGCAGGTGCTTGGATTTGCCTGCGATCATGAAAGGTGTCCTATGATTATCCCGAACAATGACAGCCTTGCTGAGATGCTGGAAGGCACCCGCGATGCGCTCGAAAAAGCTCTCGCCAGGGTTCAAAAGCTGGAATCGGCAAACAGCGCCCTAGCTAACCAGGTACTGATTTACGCGCGCCGTGCTGAGGATACCATCCAGCTTCGCAATCTCTTGGAGGCCGTGCGTGAGGACAATCAGCGGCTTCGGGCCGAGTTGTCCGAAATACGTGCACAAGATTCGGACTTGGCCGAACGCGATGAGCCTTTAACGCCAGAAGACAAAGCCCTGCTTGATCGTGCGTGGGAAAAGCACGCGGCAGCAAAGCCATGAAACGTCCCAAGCCGCCCAAAGCCCTCGACGCGATAACTGACGTGGTTCTCGCCTATCGCCCCAAGCCCAAATCGAAGCCCGCGAAGAAGCGTAAGCGGCGCGCGGCCAAGGCGAGGAAAGAAAATGAGGCTTAGCTGTGGAAAAGGGAGTCATGTATATAATTCCCATTTATTGGGCGGCCGCAGCGGTCCTCACCGCAAGCGTCACCTTCTAACCAGGAGAAAACCAATGGCCGACAAATGCCCCGAATGTAAGCGCGACCTGCCAACGACGACTGCCGTGCTGACGTGGCCGAACGGAGTCGTGCAGAAGTGCAAGACCTGCGAGAAGCGAATCAAGGCCGCGGCACCGCCGGAATGACTTTTCTCAAACAACTTCGCGACGCCGCGATGCAGTGTTCGAACGTCGACTACCAATCGACTTTACGCGCAGTAGTCAACACGCTTGAAACGGCGATCACAGATCTTGGCGTCGACCCAACCGAAGATCACATGCGCGTGCTTAACGCGGCGTGGTCGAAAGCGGCACGCGTTCTCGCAAACGTGCCGCCGGAAGCAGACCCGGCGCCGCTTGGCGGATCGGTCGAACCGGCGAGGCTGGCCGCTTGAGCGTCTACTACAATGAAATTGATTCGTACTGCGCCGAGTGGTTGCGCAATCTCATGCGCGAAAAGTTGATTCCAGAGGGAGATGTTGATGAACGCTCGATCGCAGATGTCGACCCCGCCGATTTGCTCGGCTTCACAACCTGTCACTTCTTCGCCGGCTTGGGGGGATGGGCTTACGCACTCCGTCTCGCCGGATGGCCCGACGACCGGCCGGTCTGGACCGGCTCATGCCCGTGTCAACCGTTCAGCGCAGCCGGAAAGCGAAAAGGCTTCGCCGACGAACGACACCTCTGGCCGTTCTTCTGCAACCTCATCCGCGAGCGACGTCCTGCAATCGTTTTTGGAGAGCAGGTTGCGTCCGCGTCTCAATGGCTCCGACTTGTGCGAAGTGATCTGGAAACCTTGGAATACGCCGTGGGGACAATGCCTATTCAGGCCGCGAGCGCGGGTGCGTTCCATCCACGCGAAAGATTTTTCTTTGTGGCAGACACCCAGGGCGAGGGGCGATGCGGGCGGCAGACGATGGCGGGACGGAGACGCGCGGAATCTGGAAGACCAAGCGAGGATGTTCGCGCTTTTGCGCGGCCTCTCCGAACAGGAAACGGCGCTACTATCGATGTCTCCGATGTTCTGCGGCCGTCTTATGGGATACCCGCCCGAGTGGCTAAACTGCGCGCCATCGGCAACGCCATCGACTCGCGCCCGGCAGTCGAGTTCATTGCTGCGGCAGATGATGCAATGAACGACGCGGAAATGTTTTCATGACCATATTCGAATCCGCACAACGCTTGGCCGCCGCCGGACACCGCGTCTTCCCGCTGCGCGCTAACAGCAAGAAGCCAGCAAGCGAGTGGGATAACTGGCCCGAGCGCGCGACCTGCGACCTGGCGCAAATCGATCAAGATTGGTTTGATCGGCCGGACAACGCGAACATCGGCCTGGTCCCCGACCTCGCGCTCGACTTTGATTGCAAGCCCGGCCAGAGGGGCGCCGAATCGCTTGCCATGCTCGAAATGATGGGCTTGCCGGCAACGTGGTCGGTGCGCACGCCAAGCGGCGGATTGCACATGATTTACACGCTTCCGGCCGGCATTGAGGTGCCGAACTCAGTCAGCAAGATCGCACCGAACGTCGACGTGCGTGGCCGGCGCGGTTACGTGGTGGCGGCCGGCTCGGTGATCGACGGCAAACCGTACGAAGACCTCGGCGGCGCGCTCACAGAAGCCCCGCAATGGCTGATCGACCTATGCGGCACAGCGCGCGAGCGAACAGACACGAGCGCGCCGGCGATCGAGCTCGACAGCGACGCCGCCATAATCAACGCCACGCGCTACCTGCAGGACAACGCGCCGGAAGCCGTCGAAGGCGCCGGCGGTGACGCAACGACCTACAAGGTGGCAGCCAGGGTGAAAGACTTCGGCGTGAGCGAGCCGACCTGTTGGGATTTGATGTGCCAGCATTGGAACGAACAAAAGGCGTTCCCGACGTGGGATCCGGCCGAGCTCGCTCAAAAGGTTAACAATGCTTACGGCTACGGCTCGCGCCCGCCAGGCTCATTATCCGCCGAAGCGGAATTCAGCAGCGATGGCGAGGTGCAGATCACAGACAGGCGGCGCGAAGCGCCGACGCAGCAAGAGCCGCGAAGAGGGCTCTATGCCGTGCCATTCAACGAGGGCCGACAACGCGCGCTGACCGCGGGCATGAAGCCGCTAATCAAGGGATTGCTCGACACCGCGGCCATGAGCGTCCTTTACGGTGAGAGCAATAGCGGCAAGTCATTCCTGGCGCTCGATTTCAGCTACCACGTCGCCGCGGGTGCAGCATGGAACGGCTGCAAGACAACGCAGGGATTGGTGGTCTACGTCGCAGCGGAAGGCGGTGGCGGCATTTTCAAGCGCCTGGAAGCTCTCGGCCGCCATTACAGTGTAGAAGCAACAGGCGCGCTCCCCTTTGAGATTATCCCCTGTCCGGTCGACCTGCTGCGCGCCGGCAAGGCAGGCGACACCGAAGCACTGATTGCCTTGGTCCGGTCGATCGAGGCGAAGCACGCGCAGCCGGTCGCGCTGGTCGTAATAGACACGCTGTCTCGAGCAATCGCTGGCGGTGACGAGAACGCGCCGACCGACATGGGCGCTATTGTGCGCAATTTCGATCGCATCCGGACCGCCACCGGCGCGCACCTCATGGTCGTGCACCACTCCGGCAAGGATAAGGCGCGGGGCGCTCGCGGGCATTCGCTGTTGCGGGCGGCCACCGACACCGAGCTCGAAGTCGACAATCACGTCATCACGGCGACGAAGCAACGCGAGCTCGATGCCGGCGAGCCGATTCGCTTCAACCTGAAAACGGTCGAGATTGGCCGGGACGCGGACGGCGACAAGGTGACTAGCTGCATCGTGGAACTGCGGGACAGTGGCGACTTTGGTGCCGTCGACTTGACCCGCGAGGAAAGCGATTTGTTGGAACTCATAGAGGCCGCCGTGCTCGATAAATGCGACGGCGACCGGGCGCTGGCCGCGCAATATAATTTCAAAGCGGCGTTCATTCACGCAATAATGTATCCGACCGATAACGGGGCGCAAAGTCGGGGAATGTCGCGAATGTCGGCCTTCGTTCAAACTCCGATTTCGGACAGCGAGCGCATGACTGTCGGGCGCATGTTGAACACGCTTGAACAAAAACGAACATTACGAAAAGTAAAGCGCGGTCAATGGGTTGTCCTGTTTGAACAACTTGAACAAATATGAACATCGGACAATGGAACTCCGTTGAACACTTGAACACCCACTATATAGGTGTTCAAGTTGTTCATAAAGTTCCGTTCAAGTAACGGACGCATGGTAAAACCCCGACACCCACTGGCCTATTTCGGAACCGAGTCATGGGACGCGCTTTTGCGCATTGCCACCGCGGGGCGCGGTCCCATGCGCAAAGGCGATCGGCACACGGTCGAGAGCCGGGCGCGCATGGCGGTCGCCCGCAGGGCATGGCATCGGGCTAGGTGGGCGCGCACGTTGGCCGCGCTCGATCGGCGTGTCGAGGCGAGGCGCCAGCCGTGGGCGGCAAGGCCGGGGCGGATAAAGCATGTGGAGCGGATACTGGCGGCAATGGAGCCGGGCGCCTGGTACGGGGTGCGCGACCTGGTCAACACAACAGGCATTCCGCGCAAATCGGTTTGCGCGAAGATTTATCAGGACATGGTGGGGAGGGGATGGGTTGTGCGCGGTCGTAATCCGGCATGGGATGGGCGGTGGGCGACGCGCAGTGACGAGCGGCGCGTGGTGGAGCCGGAATTCTTGTGGAGGCTGACGGCGGCGGGTGAAGCAAAACGGATGGCGCTTTTAGGCGCCATCCGTTTGGATTTAGCAGAGGGCGATCGCGAGCCAGGCGCCGGCAATGGTGAGTGAAAGCGCGGTCGCGAGCAGGGGTGATAGAAGTTCCTCCAATGTGTTCATTCGTAATTCTCCGCTTCTTCGCGTGTGATAAAGAAGTGGATTCCGTGTGAGCATTCGACGCGGAAGTCGTGATCGTATTTGTCGGGCTTTACGATTTTGCCGACTTTGTATTCGGTGCCGTCGTGCGAGGCGTGACCTATATTGATTTTCTTTCCGCCGCGGCTGACGATTGACAGCACCTTGGCGAATTCAGCGCGACATTTTCGGCCGGTGCTGTTTATACGTTTAGCTTTCGCTGGAATCTCAAGGTTGGCAATCGCGTTGTTTTTCAGTTTTTTCCAGACGTTCAAGGTTCCTTCGGCCAATATTGAAAGTGGCGGCCATACTGTTTTTACGTCGCTCTTGGCTCCGCAGAGGTTGGCCCCGCCGAGGTAGGCCTTGCCGAGGTCGGTCCCGCAGAGGTTGGTCTTGCGGAGGTCGACTCCGCCGAGGTAGGCCCCGTAGAGGTCGGCCCCGCCGAGGTCGGCCCCGTGGAGAATTGCCGAGCGAACGGCAAGACCTAGTTTGATTGAAGTCGAGGCGTCACCATCGCATTTAATTTCGGCGGCGAATTGAACGGCGCCAGTGAAGCGGTTTTTAATTTCGAATTTCATTGCGGAGTCCTCTGGTTGGGTTTCGGTTATTGAATTTGTGAACGCTTGACGTGTCGGCGGCCGCGCCAGGCGCGCTTGTTGCGGGGCTTCGAGCGGCGCGAATCTTTCTCGTATTCGGTCGCGTCGATTCGATTGATGTGCCGGCGCATAGGTTCGACGGCCGGCAAGTCGTCGCGGGATTGTGGGCGCATGTCGTGGTTCCGTTGTTCACTTATTTCAACATTTCGTTTAATGCTTTTTCGTCGTCTTGCGGTTCGGGTGTTCGCTTGGCTGGCGGAATGCAGAGCTCGGGATGGCAAAGCCGGCAAAGGAATTGCGGCATATCACCGGCCGCTTCGTCGTGGGTGTGGGGTTTGACGGTCATGTGCGAGCGCGGACGTTGGCGCCAGGTGTGCAAGCGCGTTCAAATCGGTCGCGCTTAAATAGGCCGTTGTCACGCGCCAGCATATCAGCGAGCGCGAACACCACGCAGTCGAGGGCGTGCGCGGTCGTGTTATTGGTGTCCATAGCGAGGTCGCGCTTGCAGTCTTGCATGACGGTCGCAATCGCTTCGTAATGACGTTTTGCAAAGTGTGGCATTTTCGACTCCGTTGAAGGGCATAATCGCCCACCATTGCCCGCAAATTTCAACATTGCGGGCAAGAATTGGCGGTTAAGCTCCGACTTGTTTTTGGCGTTCTCGTCGATCAGACGAGTGACAGCGTGCTGCCACTTTTACGCGGTATCCAATGCTTTCAAGCTCGGCTAATAGATCGGCATATTCCGTTGGCGCGGCCGGTCGAGTCGTTTGCATGACGTGGAAGGCATCGGCGGCGCCGTGCTGGCCGACGTGCTCATAGCTGCCACATGTGCTCGCGTCATTTGTGCCAGCTTGGCGTGGAAATAATGCGAGTACGTTTCCGTCGGGCCAGCATCTAAAAATAGTTTTTGTTGGTTCGGTGTCTTGGGTCATGGTCGACTCCGTTGCGGGCAGCACTGGCGCGCCCTGGAAAGCGGCGCACATGGCGCCGCCAACCGGGAAGCGTTGTTAGTCTCCGTCCATAAAGTCGCTGGTGAATGCTTCCGCGTTCACTAGGTCGGCGCACGAGGCGAGGTTGGCGAGCTCAATTGTTTTTGTGTGCATCGTGTATTTGCCGGAGTCATTAAGCCCGCGCCGTTTAATGCAGATGCAAGTGTCGGCAGTGAATTGAGCATATTGAAAGTCGCCGCCCTCTTTCATCAAAAGAGAAAGCAGCGCATCGCGGAACGAGTCGCCCTTGTCCATGAATCCCCAATGACCGCGCGCATTTTGTTTTAATGGCCGGCCGCACAAGGCGCCAACAGGCCACCAGATCGGACCGCAAATGCCGCCAGAGATATAGGCGGCCGTGGTTTTATATGTCTGCATCTTGTCCTCACTTGCCGGCCGTGCGTATTGCTGGCCGTTGTGATAATCAACACCTATCAACATATAAAGTCTAGCGCAATGTCGCTATTTGTCGGGTATTGGTGTTCACGTTTCCGTGATCGAAAGGGAGAGAATGGCAGCGCCTGCAAGGTTTCCGGCCGCTTTGAGACTGAGCGATAAAGAACGTTTATTCGCCATAAACAAAAGCAAGGGAATGAAAACAGTTGCGGCCGCAACCGTTTCCGGCTACGCACCGGAATATGCTGAAACCATCGGAAACCAGCTAATTGCACAAGGCAACGTACAGGCTGCAATAGCGATAGAGCTCGGCCGGATGCTGCAAACCGAGTCGGCGCCCCTGGCCCTAAAAGTCGGCATGGAATTGCTTGGCAGTGAAACTACGGCTGAACGTGTGCGCGAAGGCCTGGTTAAGACGTTCTTAGACCGTGCCGGCTTCCCTGCAGCGTCGCCGGCTAAGCAGGAAGCGCCGGGCGACAAGGCTCTGCACGAGATGTCCGGAGAGGATCTGAGGCGATACATTGCGCGCCTGGAAGGCGAGCTCGCTGAGCGCGCAAAGCCGGTCATTGGCACCACTATCGAGCAGGCACCAGCGCAAGGCATTGATATGTTTGATTAGTCGTCGCCCTTACAGGGCGGCATGGTGATGGCGCGCGGCGATCGAGGTCGCCGGCACCCCCGGCCATGACCCCGAACTCGCTGTAGAAATCATGGTCCGCCCACACGTACGAAATTGTGAAATTTGCGATTTCCAAAAATCCCAAGTATCAGCGATGGGTCAGTAAAATCTCGGCGCGCGTTGCGTCTGTTCGCCGAGAAGTTATGCGCCCGGCTCCGAGGTGCGTGCCGGTCGCGGTTCCTCCCTGCGGCAACGAGCACGAACATCGGGCATAGTTTTTCTCTGTTGAAATTAGTGACCATTGTTGCTACACACCAGCCAACGCGGGCGCTAATTCCGTTTCGCCACCGGACATAGGAGCGAACAGTTCGATGGCTCAACCCGACGCATATTCCCGGCTGTATTCCTTCACGTCTTTTCAGGCGGCGAATCCGACAACTGTGTTGCCCGCCGACAAGGTCGACGGCGAATATAACCTAATCAAGGTCACGCTCGACCAGATCCTCGCGAATCTCGTCCTCATTCAGCGCGACGACGGCCGCCTGGCCAATCTCTCCGTTGGTCGTGACCAGCTTGCGGCCGACATCAGCCTCGGTTTCGGCGCTCCGTCGTTGTGGGCGACCGTCACGAGCTACACCGCCAACTACAGCACCGTGTTTGAAGGGACCGGGTTCTACACTTGCGCGATTTCTCACGTTTCCGGCACCTTCGCGACCGATCTGGCCGCCACCAAGTGGGTTTTGATCGCCGACTTCTCGCAAGCGACCACCGATGCGCAAACCGCCGCCAGCGAAGCCGAGGCAAGCGCGACGACCGCGACCACGCAAGCCAGCACCGCGACCACGCAAGCCGACATCTCGACGGCGCAGGCGGTTATCGCCACAGCGAAAGCAGTTCTCACGGCACTTGACGCCATCGCCACGGCCGCCGATCGCGTGCAGACCGGTCTTGATCGCACGGCCGCCGCCAATTCGGCCGCCGCAGCCGCAGCTTCGGAGGACGCCCTTGACGACATCTATCTTGGCCCGCAGGCGTCCGATCCGACGCTCGACAATGACGGCGCCGCGCTTGTCGAAGGCCAGCTTTATTGGAATTCCGCCAGCAACGTCTTGAAGGTCTACGACGGCGCCGCGTGGCAGTCGTACTCGCCGTCGAGTGGCATGACCAATTTGGTTGACGACACCGCGCCGTCGCTCGGCGGCGACCTCGCGCTGAACGGCCACGTCATCACCGGCCTTGTGATCGGCACGAACGTACAGGCGTACGACGCCGCGCTGACGTCAATCGCCGCGCTTGGCACTGCCGGCGACAAGGGAATTTATTTCACGGCCGCCAACGTCGCCGCTGAGTTTGATTTGACCGCCGCTGGCCGCGCACTGCTCGACGACGCAGCCGCCTCTGATCAGCGCACGACGCTCGGCCTTGCGATCGGGACCGACGTTCAGGCGCCGGCCACCACGCTCGCCGGTTACGGCGTCACCGACGCGCTCAAGCAGGGCAAGCTGACGATCGGTATGCCTGCCATAGCCATGTACACGCGCACGACGAACGGCGCGGCCACCGGTTCGATCGAGAAGGCCACCAACAAGAATATGTTCAAGACGTTTGACTTCGATACGACCACACAAGAGTTCGTTCAGTTCGAAGTGCCGATGCCGAAGAATTGGAATCTCGGCACGGTAACGTTTGTTCCAATTTGGTCGCACCCCGCGACGACCACGAATTTCGGTGTCGCGTTTGGATTGGCCGGCGTCGGACGGCGCGACGACGACGCGGGTGACGTGGCGTTCGGCACCGCGGTTACATCGGTCGATACCGGCGGCACGACCGACGACATTTATGTCGGCCCTGAGTCGGCCGCCATCACAATCGCCGGCACGCTGGCCGCCGGCTGCACGGTTCAATTCCAAATCAATCGCACCGTGGCCGACGCCGGCGATACGCTGGCGGTTGACGCGCGGCTGCACGGCATTCGTTTGTTTTACACCGTGAACGCGGCGGACGACACATGAGATACGCCCTAGTCAATCTCGAAACCCTCGCGATCGTTCAGTTCGCGTCAAACATTGATCCGAGCGCGCAGACCAAGCCGCCGTTCAAGTGGTTGCCGGCGGTCGAGCCTGTTGTGCCGAACTACGACACCGCCGTCGAAGTTCTCGAAGGTCCGGTTTATGCCGTAGTCGACGGTGAAGTCGTCGGCACGTACGGCGCGCGCGCAAAAACCGCTGGCGAACTCGATAGTGCGGTCGATAAGAAGATCGCGGCGGTCGGCGCCGAGTCGCTTTGGTTGTTCGAGCGGCTGGAAGCGCGGTTGGTTGTTTTGGAAGGTCAACCGTCCGGCGGTTTCTTCTCGTGGCTTCGTGGCATTTTTGGAGGTTCGTAATGCACGCATTGGTCAACACGCAAACTCTGGCCATCGACCGCTTTGCGTTGAACATTGATCCGGAAGTTGGCACAAAGCTGCCGTTTGTTTGGCTTCCGGTGCGCTTGATCGGCAACGATTTGCCGGCGGATGATACGCAGGTCAAGGAGGGTCCGGTTGATGTTGTCGGCGCGTCAGAAGTTACGCGAACCTGGACCGTGCGCGCGAAGACGCGGCAGGAATTGGCTGACGAAAAAACATCACGCATGTCATCGGTCGGCCCATTCGAGCGGGCGCTGCTCAAGTGGCTGGCAAAGAAAAACGGCATGACGCTGACGCAGCTTGTCGGCGAAGTGAAGGCCGAAATCTGATGTTTGGCACAACTCAGTTGGTCGGCTTTGCGGCCGGTCGAGAGCTTGTCACCACGACCGTCTTTAATACACCGGGCTTCAACGCCGACGATGCGGGAAACAACAACTATAGCTTTAGGCAGCCCATCACTATCACCGGGTCCGCCGCTGAAAAAATCCGGGTCACGTTTGCTGCGGCCTCTGGATCGGCGCTGACCCTTGATTTTGCGTCTGTCGGTATTCAAACGGGCGGGGCGGAGGCAACGGTATCAACACCCATTGAATTGTTATTCAGCGGGGTTAGCGGATTTGCTATTTCCGCCGGGCAATCAATTACTAGCGACTGGGCTGATCTGATGCTTGGAACCGGCGACACTGTCGTGGTCGTGGTTATGGACCTTGCATCGGCTAACGCAAACTTACGCCGGAATACCGCACCCGGCGCACCACAGGTAGGCAGGTACTATAAGGCCGCCGTCAATTCTTACAATGAAGCGGCCCCTGCCCCAACATGGTCCCCCGGTACCAGCTTTAGTGGCGTTGCACAGATCGACGTGCAGGGGTGAATCGCCGTCATTACGCTTGTAAGGCAAGAAAACGGAGGAACCAAACACATGAAAATTCCGCAGAGCGAAGTTGACGAATGCGCGCGCCTTCGTCAGGAAGGCACGTCACAAAACGGCACGGCGCGCATCTTGAAGCTGACGCGCAATCAGGTGCGCGAACGCCTTGCCGTTGCCGACGGTGTTGAAAACAGTGGTCCTAAAGCAGTCAACACTTATCGACTCGGCGGCGACCCGAAGGATCGGCGCATCTTGGCGCAGGCCGACGAAATAAATCGGCTCAAGAACGAACTCAAGACGCAACATCGCGCTACGATCGCCGAAGACGAAGTGCGCAACATCCTCGGCACGCTGTCGCTGGCGCCGTGCGAGCCCCCCGACTGGACCGTTCAGGTGCGCGTCAAGAAAGGTCAGTCAACGCTGGAAGTTCCTATCACTTCGATCGCCGACCTGCACGCCGGCGAAGTGGTGCGCCGCGACGAGCTCAACGGCGTCAACGAATTCAATCTTGCGATCATGGAAGCGCGCTTTCGGCGCTACGTCGAGCGCACCATCCGCTTGTCGCGCGAGCACGGTCCTGGGAATTATCCAGGCATCGTCGTCAATCTGATCGGCGACATGGTGTCCGGCTGGCTGCATGAAGAGCTCCGCAAGACCGACGAAGAGACGCCAATGCAATGCGCGCTGCGCGTGCGCGATTTGCTTGTGTGGGGACTGCAGGCGTTCGCCGACGAGTTCGGCCGCGTCTATGCGCCGGCGGTTTGTGGCAACCACGGCCGCACGACCGCGAAGCCGGAGTTCAAGGGCTACCCCTACACGAATTGGGACTGGCTGATTTATCAAATGGTCATCCGTGCGCTGGCCGACCGCAAGGACGACCGCATTCAGATCGACGTGCGACCAGCCAACGAAGTCTTTTATCGCGTTTGGGACACCGCTTACCTGGCCTGTCACGGAGACATGCTCGGCGTAAAAGGCGGCGACGGCATCATCGGCGCCATCGGTCCGATCATGCGCGGCGAAGTGAAGACGCGCGGACGTTCGGCGTCGTCAGGCATGGCCTACGACATCATCGTCATGGGTCACTGGCACCAGTCGCTGTGGCTTCCGCGCGCCATCGTGGCGAACACGCTCAAGGGCTACTGCAACTTCGCCAAGTCTGCGTTGAGTGCGCCGCCGACGCCGCCGTCACAACCGCTCTGGTTCAATCATCCTCGCTACGGCATCACGTCGCGGTGGGAAGTGAAGCTTGAGCCGGCAATCACCAAGGGGACGCCGGATTGGGTTTCGGTGTTCGATCCCGGCAAGGTCGCGGCGTGAGCGGCGAACTTGAGCAACGGCTAAAAGCGGCCAAGCGGCTTCTTGCTGCGCAAGACGCCCGCAACAGCTTGCTCAAGTTCATTCAGATGACGATGCCGGACGCCGAAGACCTCGATGACGCGGCACGCTCGCGCTACATCGTCACGCCGCAGGCGCGCTTGCTTTGCGAGGTCATGGAAAAGGTTGAGTGCGGCGAGCTCAAGCGCGTTGCGGTGTCTATCGGACCGCAGATGGGCAAGAGCGAAATTATTAGCCGCGCCGCGCCGGCATGGATGGCCGGCCGCGATCCACGGTCTGACATGATCCTCGGCAGCTACAATCAGAAGTTCGCCGACGAGTTCGGTTTTGAGGTGCGCACGCGCATTGAAGGCAAGCCGTTCAAGCAGATATTTCCCAATTACGAGCTCATGAAGGGCGGCGCCGCGAAAGATTTGCTGGTGTCGACCGAAGGCGGCAAACTTTCGTTTGTCGGCGTCGGCGGCTCTGGCACCGGCAAGGCGGCCAAGCGTTTCGTCGTCGACGACCCGATCCGCGGTCCCGACGACGCGCGCAGTCAGGCATTCCGCGACGGTCTGTGGGCTTGGTTCAACGGCGTGGTGTTCTCGCGCACGACCGACGAGACGGCCATCATCATAGTCCATACTAGGTGGAGCGAGGACGACCTTATCGGCCGGCTTTGCGACCCCGAGCACCCCGAACGCAACGGCCTCTACAAAGGATTGGAGAAGCGATGGACGTACATAAATCTTCCTGCGGTGGTGACAGACCCCAACCTGGCCAAAGCTCTCGGCTTGACGCTTACGGTACAGACCGATCCGGACATCGTGGCGCAATTCGGTTCGAAACCCATATCGGCCCTCTGGCCGGGTCGAAAGTCTCTGCCCCTGATGGCCGAAGCAAAGGCGAGCGACGCGCGCATCTTCGGCGCGCTCTACATGGGCCGCCCGTCACCTGACGACGGCGACTATTTCGAGGCCGCCGACCTGGTTGAATATGAACGCGCCGAACTGCCGACCAATCTGCGCAAATACGGCGCCTCCGACCATGCCGTGAGCGAAAAGGCCGAGCGCGATTTCACCGTGATCGGCTGCGCCGGTGTCGACGAGAACGATGACATCTGGATCCTGCCGGACCTTGTTTGGGAGCGCATGAAGACCGATCGCACGGTTGAAGAACTCCTTATGAAAATGCAAATCCACAATCCGCAGCTTTGGTGGATGGAATCGGAACTGATTTCAAAGTCGTTCGGCCCGTTTTTGTTCAAAAGGATGCGCGAAGAGCAAATTTACATACCCATCGACGAGGTGACGCCAAGCAAGGATAAACCCACGCGCGCACGGGCCATTCAGGGCCGAATCCAGATGCGGAAGGTGCGATTTCCAAGATTCGCCCCGTGGTGGCAGAATGCCAAGGCGCAGATGCTTCGGTTTCCGAACGGGTCGAAGGACGACTTCGTCGATTTCATTGCGCACATCGGCATGGGCCTGGCGAAACAGGTTGGTGCGCGGCGGTCTGTTATGAAAACTCCCGAACTGCGGACGGGTTCGATCGAGTGGATCATGCGGAACGCTTTGAGCAAGAAAACGACCGATAAGTCGGAACAGGCAAAGAAGGGATGGTGACGTGATGGCTGACTTGGAAACCGAAACGCACGTCGACGAGACGACGGCCGACACCGACGTGGGCGCCGCGGTGCCATCTACGGACAAGAACGATAAAACCGTCGATCCCAAACGTGAGGCGCTTGTGAAGGAGTGGACCGAACGGGTCAAGAAGAGCAAAGCGCATTGGGATGACGTGTTCAAGCGAATGCAGAAGTGCATTACGCTTGCGGAGCAGGGCGCCGATGACGCCTGGACGAAAGATGACAAGAATTACGTCGCGCCGATTCTGACGCGTCACATCAATCAGTCGGTCGCGACGCTTTACGCCAAGGATCCGCAGGCGCAGGCCAAGCGCCGCAAGCGGCTGATGAATACGGTTTGGGACGGCACGATGTCGTCGCTCGATCAAGCGCGCCAGGCCGCGCAGCAGTATCAGCAGATGGCCGTTATGGCGCAGCAGGCCGGCGCGATGCCGCCGCCGGTTGATCCCAACGTCAAAGCCATTCTCGACGACGCCGAAAATGTGCGCGCTTACAACGTCATGATCGACCGGCTCGCAAAGACGATGGAAATCTTGTGGGACTATTTTATGCGGGACCAGCAGGCCGGCTACAAGCAGCTTTTCAAGTCACTGGTGCGCCGCACGAAGGTCTGCAGCGTCGGCTACGTGAAGCTCGGCTTTCAACGCGTGCTTGAAAAGCGGCCGGAAATTACGGCGCAGATTAGCGACGTGACCAGCAAGATCGCGGCGATCGAGGCCACTCTGGCCCGATTGGAAGGCGGCGACGTTGACGATGACTCCGCAAAGCTCGAAGAATTGCGTCTGAATCTGCAAGACTTGCAGGCGCAGGAAGATTTGATCGTGCGTGAAGGGCCGGTGTTCGATTTCCCGGCGTCCGATGAAATCATCGTCGACAAGAAGTGCCGTAACCTCAAAACGCTGGTCGGCGCGCGATTCTACGCCCACGAGTTCGACATGGATGACGACGACATCCTTGAGACGTACAAGATCGACATGAAGGACTGCGGCGCGAGCTATCAGGAACCCGCGCGTTCGTCCGGCGAGGGCGGCAAGCCGGACAAGTCAACATACAAGGTTTGGGAAATTCACGACAAGAAGAACCAGCAGGTCATGACGATCTGCGACGGCTACAAGGACTTTTTCAAGGAGCCGGCGCCGCCCGACGTGTGGCTCAACCGCTTCTGGAATCTGTTCCCGCTGGTCTTCAACGAGGTCGAATCCAAGAAGAAGATTTTCCCGCTGTCCGACGTGTGGCTCGCTCGCCATCCGGCGGCCGAATTCAATCGCGCGCGCCAGGCTCGCAGGGAGCATCGCTTCCAGAACCGGCCGAAATACGTCGGGCCGAAGGGCGTGTTGCTCGACGAGGACAAGGTCAAGCTGCAAAACGCGCAGAGCGGCGAGTTCTTGGAACTGCAAGGGCTTCTGCCCGGCCAGGACGCCGAAAAGGTGCTGCAGCCCATGAAGCAGCATCCGCTTGATCCAATGCTCTACGACGTCGCTCCGGAATATGAGGATATCTTGCGCATTCTCGGCTCGTCCGAGTCGCAGCTAGGCCAGCCGGACGGCGGCGTCACCGCGACCGCCGAAAGCATCGCCGCCAGCGGCCGCTCCGTGTCCGCGGCGGACAATGTCGACGACCTTGACGATCTTCTCTCGGCGCTGGCGCAAGCCACCGGTGAAATGATGCTGCAGGAGCTCTCCAAGGAAACCGTCGTCGAGATTGTTGGGCCGGGCGCTGTGTGGCCCGAGTTGCAAATCAAGCGCGACGAGATTTCGAAGGACATCCTGCTCGACATCCGCGCCGGCTCGTCCGGCCGGCCGAACCGCGCCGCCGAACTCGCCAACCTCAAGGGCGTCATGCCGTTCGTCTTGCAGTTGCCCGGCATCAATCCGACGCCGTGGGCGCAGAAGCTCACGGATTTGAGCGACATCGACGCCGAGGGCGCGGTCGTGGAAGGCCTGCCGTCCATTCAGGCGACCAACACCAAATTCGCGACGCTCGAACAGGCGGCCGACGGCGTTTTGGACGCGGCGCCCGCCGGCGGACCAACCGACCCGGCGGCGCAGGGTCCGCAAGGTGCGAACCCAATGCCACGGCCCGGCATTCCGCTCGGAGAACCGCAGAATATGAACCCGGCGCCCATGTCTGTCGGCTAATGTCGGCGTAAGTCGGCACTTTCACGGGATAATTGCCTGTGGTACAGTCCGTCATGGGCCAAATAGCGGGCGAAGTTATCCTGTGGCTGCTGCTTGTGGCGTCTATCGCCGGATTCGCCTCGAACCTCTTTGGTTCGAACGAGTGGGGCGCCGCGGCCGTTGTGGTTTCGCTGGTGCTCGCTCTGGCCTGGTCGGCGCGTCGGAAACTAATTTAATTGCGATGAAATCGGCATCCACGACATAAAGTTGCGTGGCTTGTTGAAATATGCGACTGATGTTGCTTGGTCGAGCAATCGACAGCTATATCAGGAGGTGACTGTATGCCCGGACTCGTCGCCGGAACTGAAATTGACAACGAAGGCGAACAGTCGGCGTTGGAAGACGTAAAATCGGCCACGGAAGCGTCAACCGAGGCAACAATTGAAGACCAGGACGTAGATGCCGCGGATCCGTCCGCTGCGGAGCCGGAAAAAGGGCCGAAGTCCATGCTCGACGCCGTTAACGCGGCGCTGGATGGCAAGCAGGAGAAATCGCCCCTCTCCGAGTCGGGTTCGGACGCCGAGGGTAAACCCAAAGCTGCCGGGACGGACAAAGACGCGGTCGAGCTCACACCTGCAGAGGAAAAGCTTCTCCCGCGGAAGACCCAAAAGAGCATCGAGCGTTTTCGATCGCAGATTGGCGACTTCAAGCAGCAACTCTCCGAGGTGCAGCCCAAAGCCGAAGGCTTCGATCGACTGGTGAACTTCGTCAACAAGTCGAACCTAACCCCGCAGGACTTGGATCGCGGGCTCGAATTGATGGCGCTGGTACGAAACGACCCCGTGAAAGCGTACGAGCAACTTATCCCGATTGTGGTCGAGTTGCAGAAGCTCAATGGTGTCGTTCTTCCCGACGACCTGAAAAAGGAAGTCGATGAAGGTTTCATCACCGAAGAGCGCGCTCGCGAAATTTCGACCCTCCGCGCCAGAGGTCAATTGACCGAAACGCGATCAACGGAAGAGCGAAATCGCTCGCAGATGGAGCAACAGCAGGAAGCCTTGCAGTCGCACGTCGATACGGTCGCGAAGTCCGCAACGGATTGGGAAAAGACCAAGGCAAAAATCGACCCCGATTGGCCGTTGAAGAAGGATCGAGTCGCAGAACTCGTTGAACTCGACATGGCCCGCCGACAACGCACGACGCCGGGATGGTTCCCGAAGTCGCCGCAAGAGGCGGTTGATATGTCCGAGGTGGCTCTCAAGCGCGTCAACGAAGAGTTGAAGCGTTTTGGATCGCCCCGCAGAGCGGTCAACCCTGTGACTGGATCGGCTTCGCAAAGCTCGCGACCGAAACCCAAAAACCTCATGGACGTCATCAACAATACGTTGGCGGCAGGGTAACGGAAGGCGAGCGGTAACTGCAAAGGACCGCATCAATGCCCTTTATGTCCCAGGAACTCGAAAACATCGCCAATGCGGCGATCGACTATCATTTTGAGCGCGGCACTGTCACCTCGCAGACGCTTCAAGACAAGCCGTTTCTCGATGACATGATGAAGCGCGTCAAAACCTTTCCCGGTGGCAAGGGAAACATCACCGTTCGCGTGAAGGGTGAATACACCACGGAAATCCAAGGCTTCGAAAACGACGACACCGTCACGTACGCCAACCCGGCGAACATCAAGACGGCGACGTATCCATGGAAGCTCATTCACGCCGGCATCCAGATCACGATGCACGAACTGCTCAACGACGGTATCTCCGTCAGCGACAGCACGGACGGCAGCGGTGAAACCAACCACACCGATCGCGAGAAGACCGCGCTCGCCAACCTGCTTCAAGACAAGCTCGAAGACATGCAGGAAGGCATCGACCGCGGTTTCAACCTCATGTTCTGGAAAGACGGCTCGCAGGATTCCAAGGAAGTTCCCGGCCTGCGCTCGTTCGTCCTGAACGATCCGACCTCGGCAACCGTCGTGGCCGGCCTCGATCAGAACGCGTTGACCTGGTGGCGCAACCGCGCGTCACTTGGCGTCGTCACTTCGACGCCCGGCGATCTGCTCTTGACCAACAAACTGCAGACCGAGTTCCGGCAGTTGCGCCGGTACGGCGGGAAGACCAACAAGATCTACGCCGGTTCCGACGCCATCGCGGCGCTCGAAGCCGAGCTCCGGTCGAAGGGTAACTTCACGCAGGAAGGTTGGGCGAAGAGCGGCAAGATCGACCCGTCGATTTCCGACATGACGTTCAAAGGCGTCGACATCGTGTATGACCCGACGCTCGACGACATGGGCCTGGCGAAGTATCTGTTCGCCCTCGATACCCGTCACATCTATCCGATGGTCATCGACGGCGAGAACATGAAGAAGCACACCCCGGCGCGTCCCGAGAACAAGTACGTCTACTATCGCGCTGTGACCTGGGCGGGCGGCCTCATTTGCCGGCGCCGAAATGTTCAAGGCGTCTATTCGATCGCCTGATGTGTTGGAATGAGTGACCGTTGCTGAAAAGCGACGGTCACACTTTCTGGTCCCCCGTTCACGAAAGGAACTTGTCTCATGTTCGACAATATCTCTCACACCCTCGCTTCGGCGGTTGCTGACAACGGCACGTTCGCCGTCAGCTATCCGGCCGGTCGCGGCGCAGGCTCATATGACCACGCGCACGCCCACAAGATGCTTGCGCTTGGCGCCGTGCGGACCTCGCCCGTCGACTTCTCAATCTCGTTCGGCGCCACCACGTTCACTGTCACCTACCTTGGCTCAACCACGCTGCCGGCCGGCACTCTCGTCCGTCTGCAACTGGATCGCCAAGGCGACGACGACGGTACTCCCGAAAACGACACCCTGGCTGACGGCGTCGTCAAGGCGCCGCTGCACCTCATTAACCTCGGCTCGCCGGACCTGGCCGATGCGGACGGTCTTTCCGCGTCGCAGACTGTTACCGGTGCCGGCACCGCGTTCCTTCTGAACGGCGCTGTCGGTGCCACCTTCGACGTTCCTCGTAACGTCGTCGGCGCATGGACGAACACGGCGATCATCACGATCACCGGCCTCGATGTCGACGGTAACGTCGTTGTCGAGACGTCGGCCAGCGGCACGTCGCACACCGGCAAGAAGGCGTTCAAGTCGATCACGAGCGTTACGACCAACGCCACCGTCACCAGTGCCACGCTCGGCACCGGTGTTGTGCTCGGTCTGCCTGTCTTCGTTCCGAATTCGGCGTACGTTGTTTCCGAGTTGGAAAGCGGCACCGAGATTGTCGAAGCCGTCGTCACATTGACCGACAGCACCGGCGATTCCGGCACGCACGACAATACCCTCGCGGACGGTTCCAGCGTCGGCGCGGCGATCACCGACAACACGACTGGCTCGGCGGCCACGACTTGGGCCGCAGGGGTTGGCGTGACAACGCTGACGTTCCCGCACACAATGGACGCTACAGCGAACGCGATTGACGCCATTACGGCGTACACACCGGGATACAAGTTCAAAATCCTGGATTGGTCGTTCGTGACCGATGTTCCCGGTGTTGGTGCGGGCGCTGCTCGCACCTACAACATGGAAATCGGCACGACCGACGTTGGCACCTCGCCGTCGACTTGCGTACTGACGGAAGCCAGCACGAGCGCCAAGGGTGAACTCACCGCTGGCGCTGCCGTTTCTGGCGCCAACACCGGTTCCGCTTCGGACACGTTCTCGATCGAAGCGGCCGCAAGTGGCACGGCGTTCTCGGCCGGCAGCGGCTACTTCCTCGTGAAAATCCAGAACATGGACGAAGCCGACGCAATGGCCGGCATCGCGGCGCAGCACAATCTGCTCCGCACCGACAGCATCGTGCAGAACCAGAACGACTCCGACCTGGCGCAAAAGGTCATCGAGATTGTTTCGGCGATGAACAAGGTGACTGGCGTTGACGGTACGTTCGTTGGTGGCGTTACCACTGCGGCCACCGGCACCTCGGGCGATACCCGCGGCACCTACAGCCCGGCCACGGCTCCGGACGGAACGATCGGATACGCGATGGCCGCGATCCTGCCCGATCCGAGCGACGACGGCGTCGCGCAGTACGCGGGCTGATCGACTTAGCTGACGAATAATACCGGATGGCCCTAAAGGCCATCCGGCATTTACTGCCAAGGACTCACACAAAAGGGAGCTCCCAACATGAAAATCTACAACATCAAACTGCGCGTAAACGGAGAATTGTTCACGGAGGTTCGCAAGCAGGATGTCACGGCCGCGGAAATCGCGGTTTTGTCGTTTCTGCACAAGGGCGCCGACGCCATCGTTGAATGTGAAGAGTGCGGAAGCGTGAAGCGGTCGGATCGTGCCGAACGTAAACGGCTGGCCGCCAATTATCACTTCGGCGAACTCCCCGGCGCGGCGATCGTTCAACGGCTGTTCGGTGTCGACACCTTGCCGCTGCCGCAGGAATACACGCCGGTGGTCGAGGAAGACGTCACCGACGCCATCCTCGAAGGTGACGAAGACGACGACAAGGAAGTTATTGTGCGCACCGTCGTTGCGGCGCCGCTGGCAGAGAAACCGCAGCCGATGCGGAACGCCAAGGGACAGATCACGAAGAACGCCGTCACACCCGCCGATATTCTGGCCTGACATGGCAAGGGGAACGCAATTCTCGACGCTGATTTCGATGCTTCGCTCCGAGCTCCGGCGCTCGAACAGCGTCGCGGTCGGCGTCGACGATTTGTATACCCTGAAACAAACGCTGGTCCGCACTCAGGCGGTGCTCTATGACGGCTACGACTGGCCGTTCCTTCGCCAAGTTTCCGCGCCGATCACTTTGAGCGCGGGCCAGCGATACTACGACGTGCCGACCGCCTTCAATTTCGATCGCATCGAAGAGGCGGTGACGTTCTTCTCGGGCCAGCCACAACGCATCACGCGCGGCATCGGCTTCGAGGACTACGCGCTTCATAACCCCGACAACGACGTTCGTTCGGACCCGGTGCAGAAGTGGGACATCCGTTGGGATAGCGCCAAAGAGCAAATCGAGGTGTGGCCGATCCCGATCAGCAACAATTGCACGATGCAATACCGGGCGATCCGCAAGCTTCGCCAACTCGTGAACGACGAAGACCCGGCCGACCTCGACGATCACCTGATTGTACTGTTCTGCGCGGCCGAACTCGGCGCCGGCGCGGGCATGAAGGACGCCGGCGCGAAGCTGCAGATGGCACAGCAACGCTTGACGACGTTGAAGGGCAACGCCAAGGCCACCTCGAAGGCCAGCTTCATCGGTACTGGCGGGGCAGATCGTTCATCGGGCGGCATCGTCGTGCAGGTGCGGTAATGCCGTATCTCGCAGTCAACGACTTCAAATATGGACTTGATCGGCGCCGTGCGCGCATTGCCGGCGTGCCAGGTACACTTTGGGACATTCAGAACGCGCACCTGACGCGCGGCGGCGACATCGAGCGCGCCAAGAAGCTCGTCAGCACTTACACACTGCCGGCCGGCACGTTTGGCATGGCCCAATTGCTCGGGCAGCTTTACGCGTTCGGCTCTGCCGATTTGTCGGCGTCAATGCCGTCCGGCGTGCTGTACCAACGGCTTACGTCGCCTGTGGTCGCCGAAGTGCTCGCTACCGGCAGCGTGACAATTCTGCGCGGCACAGAATCGGCCGGCGTCAACAAGATCAGCCAGATCACTGTCAACGGCGTCAATCTGATTTCCGCTGCGGTCGACTGGATCACGTCGCGCACGCAGACGGCCACTAATCTCGCGGCCGCCATCAACACGCTCACTGGCACGCACGGCTACACGGCGGTAGGCGCGGGCGCGGTTGTGACGATCACGGCAGCGGCCGACACCGGGGCCATGCCAAACA